CGGCAGCTACCCCAACGTTCTCGTGGGCAAGCTGGCGTTCTTCTCGGTGCTGCTGATCGTGCTGCAGTTGGCGTTCGGTGTGTTCGGCCCTAACCCGATCTCCACCCTGATCACCTCGGTGATCGCGTTCCTGCCCCGCCTCGCAGTCGCCATCGCCCTCGTTGTTGTCGCAGGTGTGATCGCCTCGAAGGTGCGCGGCCTCATCGTCGCCACGATCGGCGGCCTGTCCTACGCCGGCGTCCTCGCCACCGCAGCGAAGGTGTTTGTGATCGCCCTCGGTGTCATCGCCGCACTCAGCCAGGTTGGTGTGGCGCTGACCGTGACGATGCCCGTACTGATCGCTGTGCTGGCAACGGTGGCCGGGATCCTGATCGTCGGTGCAGGTGGCGGGCTGATCAAGCCAGCCCAGGCTAGGTGGGAGCGGCTGCTTGAGGCGGCCGAGGCCGAGACCGTGGTCGACAAGGCCGAGGCCGAGGCGACTACCACCCGCACGTTGACTGTCGAGCGCACCACCGTCGAATAGGGGCACCACCATGACCCAGCCCAAGCCCAACACCTACGACCCCAAGACGGGCGGCAAGTTCGAGCCCGCCACCAAAGCCCAGCCCGCGCCCGAGGCCGAGCCGGGGCGGCACAAGCACAAGAAGTAGCGGATGCGCTGCACCACCAGGCGCAACCGGCACCGCCGCATCATCGCCAAAGACAAACCCGCCTGCCACTGGTGCCTCGAGGACATCGACTACGCAGCGGACTGGTTGCACCCGCTGGCGTTCCAGATCGACCACGTCATCCCGCTGCACAAGGGCGGCCTCGACGAACTGTCCAACATCGTCGCCGCGCACCGCAGGTGCAACCGGGCGAAGTCGGACAAGATCCCGCTCCCGCCCGGGGCCACCTACGTCACCGAGCGGAGCTGGTAGCCGCCGGGGCCTGGGGGAGTGACCGCCACCCGGCCCGCTCCTCCCTCTCAGGCTGCATAGGCGGTTCTCACACGCAGAGCCCAAAATATTTCACCTTGAAGGGAATCGCGGCCGTTGCCTGTTGAACAGTTGGCGTATGAGCGGCTCCCGGTGGAAAGCCTAAGCACCTTTGAGGGCAACCCCCGCAAGGGCAGCGTCGAGAAGATCGCGGTGTCTTTGGAGAAGCACGGCCAGTACCGGCCGATCGTGGTGAACCTCGGTTCGGTGACCGGTCGGGGCCGAGAAGTTCTGGCCGGCAACCACACTTTGATGGCGGCGCGGTCGTTGGGTTGGTCGCACGTCGACGCTTGCGTGGTGGACGTAGACGACGACACAGCGAAGTCGATTGTGGCGGCGGATAACAAGCTGGCCGATTTAGGCGGGTATGACGACGTCGCGTTATTCCGGTTGCTGGACTCGCTCGAGGATTTGAGCGGCACCGGTTACAGCATCTCGGATTTAGAGGCGTTGCGGCAGGACTTGTTCCCGCCCGAGGTGTTGACCGACCCGGACGAGGCGCCGTCGGTTCCCGCCGAGCCTATTTCGGTGGCGGGGCAGATTTGGCAGCTCGGGAAGCACCGGCTGCTGGTGGGGGACTCGACCGATGTGGAGTCGGTGCGCCGCCTCGTGGGGGATGAGCCGCCGAACTGTGTGTGGACCGACCCGCCTTACGGGGTGGACTACGTCGGGAAAACGAAAGACGCACTAACTATTCAGAATGACGGCGCCGGCGGGCTCCCGCAGCTCCTTAAGGACGCTTTCAGCGTTGTAGCTGCGGTGTGTAGCCCCGGGGCGCCGGTTTATGTGGCCCACCCAGACCGGCAGCGGCTAGTTTTTGAGAACGCTATGACTGGTGCCGGCATTTTGGTTCGGCAAGAACTTGTTTGGGTAAAGGGAAGCCTTGTTATGGGTGCCACTGACTACCACTATCGGCATGAGTCGATTCTGTACGGGTTCACCCCGGGGGGTCAGGGCCGCTTGGGGCGTGGCGGGGAGCGTTGGTATGGCGACAACTCTCAGACAACGGTGTTTGAGTTTCCGCGCCCTGCGCGTAATGCCGATCATCCGACGATGAAGCCGGTCGCGCTGATCGACGCGATGCTGAGCAACTCCCTGCCCGCAGGCGGAATTGTTTTTGAGCCGTTCGGCGGTTCAGGTTCGACCCTTATTGCCGCCCACGACCGCGGCTGCCGCGCTTTCTGCGTCGAATTGGACCCGAGGTACGCCGACGTGATCCTGACCCGCTTTCAGCGCCACACAGGGGTCGTCCCGGTTTGTGAGGGTGAGCAGGTTTCCTTCGTGGAGACCGAAGAGTGACCGTGGAGGCGATAGTGGAGCTACTCGATGAGCACCGCTACTCGTCCTCGCCCTGGACGTGCTCCTGCGGCGCCCGGTTGGTGAACTCGAACCTGCGTCTGCATGTGGCCGAGCGGATCGCCGCGGCTCTAGAGGTCGCGGTGTGAACGAGGAAACCCGGCAAAGGGTTCTGCAACTGTTCTTGGCGGGCGCAACCTACCCGCAGATCGCCGCCGCGGTGGAGCTGGAGTCTTCGCAGGACGTCCACGACATTGTGTGCGCCGAAATGCTGCACACCGGGGACCGGCGCGGAGTGCTGATGGACAACTTCAGGGCGGTTTTTCAGGAACGCGCCGAGGCGTTGTTCAAAGCGCACTGGCCGCCGGCGCTGCGGGGGGATCACAAGTCCGCGGAGATCTGCCGCAAGCTGCTCGACCAGCAGGCACGGCTGTTCGCCGACCCGGCGTTCCAGACCATCGAATATAAGGGCGACACCGTTGACGAAATCTCGGCGCGGCGTGCTTCTCGGCGTGCAGGCCCCGCCAAGGGTTCGGCACGCCCCAAACGTTCGGGTTAATTCCTGGGAGGACGTTTCGGATCTCGCTGCCGGGTTCGGGTTGAGTTTGGATCCGTGGCAGGAGAACGTTCTTCAGGCGGCGATGGGTGAGCGTTCTGATGGAACGTGGGCTGCCCGCCAGATAGCGGTCAGTGCCCCGAGGCAGAACGGGAAGTCCGAGATCATCGTGGCTCGGGCGTTGGCCGGGGTGTTGTTGTTCGATGAGCAGACGATCATCGTCAGTGCCCATCAGCAGGACACGGCCCGGGAAGTGTTCTCCCGCATCCTTGATCTGATCGAGCAGTACCCCGCCCTGGAGCGGCGCGTCGAAAGCGTTATGCGTGCGGTGAATCGCGAGTACATCCGGTTCACGTCCGGGCAGACAATCCGGTTCAAGGCTCGCTCAACCGGCTCGGGTCGCGGGTTCTCCTGCGACTGTTTGTTGTTGGACGAGGCCCAGATTTTGGGTGCGGCGGCCTGGTCGGCGATCTTGCCGACGATGTCGGCCCGCCCGAACCCGCAAGCGTGGCTGCTGGGCACCCCGCCGACCGAGAACGATGACGGCGAAGTGTTCGAGCGGCTGCGAACCCTCGGCCTCGAGGGCAAAGAACCGCGCATCGCCTATATCGAGTGGTCCGCCGATCCTGAGGATCCGATCGACGACCCGGAAACGTGGGCGGCCGCTAACCCGGCCTACGGCACGAGGATCGGCCACGAGGCCATCGCCACCGAGCTAGCCAGCATGTCCGAAGAACAGTTCCGCCTGGAACGGTTGGGCACCTGGCCCGAGGTGGCCCGCCACATCCCGATAATGAAGCCCTCGGAGTGGCGTGCGTTGGCCGGTGACGGCCCCGCCCCGGGTACGGCCCCGGCGGCGTTGGGTGTGGATATGTCGCACGGCCTGCTGATCTCGGTGGCCGCCGCCTGGGTGCTCGACGGCACGATCCACGTCGAGGAGGTGTGGGCCGGGCATGAGGTGGCCGCCGCCCTGGATTGGGTGACGGCTGCGGCGAAGCGCCGCACCGAGGTGGTCATCGACGACCTGTCGCCGGCGTCGCAGATGATCCCCGAGCTGGTGTCGCGGCGGGTGAAGGTCCGCCGGTCGACGGCCCGCGATATGACTAAGGGCTGCGGCATGTTCGAGACCCGGGCCACCGCCGGCACCCTGTCCCATTCCGGTCAGGCCCAGCTCGCCGAGGCCGTCAACGGCGCCCGTAAACGCCCGATCGGCGATGCGGGCGGTTGGGGCTGGGACCGCCGCGACGCCACCGTGTCTATCCACCCGCTGGTAGCCGCCACCCTGGCGTTGCTGTCCGCCGCATCGACTGGCCGCCGGGGATCCGGTGACCGCACTAACTCAAACAAAAGGAGGGGCGTGCTGCTGTGAGTATCCCCCCCTACCTGGCACCGCCGGAATCGTTGGCGCCGGGCGACGCGACGTGGCAGATCCGCATACCCGGGCTGTCCGACGACGAGGGCCGCCTCGTGAACCGGCTGCTCGGCGAACTGCACCAGCGCACCCCGCAGAACTTGCTGCGCGCCGCCTACTACGACGGCAAACGCGCCATCCGCCAGATCTCCACGGTGATCCCCCCGCAGTACTACCGCCTCGGCCTGGTGCTCGGCTGGTCCGCGAAGGCCGTGGACATTCTGGCCCGCAGAACCAACCTCGACGGGTTCGTCTGGCCCGACGGCGACATCAACTCGCTCGGTTTCACCGAGGTGGTCGACGGCAACTATCTGATGTCGGAGGTGTCGGCGGCCCTGGTTTCGTCGCTGCTGCACGGCCCGGTGTTCGGCATCAACTCCGAGGGCGCCGACGGCGAACCTAACTCGCTGGTGCATTTTAAGGACGCTTTGTCGGCGACGGGGGATCTGAACCCGCGGACGCACCGCCTCGAGAACCTGCTGTCGATCACCGACCGGGCCATCGACGGCACCCCGACCGGGCTGGCCCTGTACCTCGACGGGGAAACGGTCATCGCGGTGAATGATGGTGGCTGGCAGGTGGATCGGATGACGCATCCGTGGGGCGTGCCGGCCGAGGCTTTGATTTATAAGCCGCGGATCGGGCGGCCGTGGGGATCCTCGAGGATCACCCCG